AGTCATCATTCATGTCGTCATAACCATCCCGGGTAAAGTTCATATCCATTACTACCTGACCGCCATCCCTGAAGGCAGCAATGAACTCCCGATATCCACCAGTCGAATCCAGGCTGGTAACATCAATAACATTCCGTTTCTTGTCTGGGCCTTTAATGCTGTTGATCTCTGCAATTGCTGCAAAGGTCGCGCTGCTCAACATGTTCGACCGTTTGAAGGTCGTTCCTACACCAGATACCGCATTTGACATAATGTCCTCCTATTGTTTTAACTGTTACGCCCTTTTGATCCGCAGATTGCACGAAAAAATCGGCCTTCCTTGTGTATCATTCCCAACATGAAATGGTTCTGTTAATTTCCAAATCAATATGTAAAGTGTACTGTTTATCGTTGTATTTGCTAAAGCATGAAGTTCAGCCATGATTGCTTCCATCTTTGCCCAAGCCGCTTCATATCCACCAACCTTCCCTCTAACCAATATCTGAATAGTGGGATTCCTGATATTGGTTGGATCGGGGGTCATTCCTGATGTATCGAATATGGCTGTGGCCAATACGGGAGTTTCTGGTAAAAGAGAAATGAAAAGATTTGTTCCGAAAGTAAAATCAAGGATTGAATTGGAATCGTCCGATTTATCCAGTAGGTAATCTTTTATGTCTTTAGAAGGAGAATTCATATTATTTCAGTTTTGCGTGCTTAACCAGGATCTGAAGAATTCGATTTTTATTTTTGAACAACGCCTTTTCAAGAAACTTATTTGAACCAGAATTGAAATTGTAATGCGACGGCATCTCGTGAACCCATAAAGCATAATTAGCTGTATATCCTACTATCGCATTGAATTTATGTTTTCCTTTATTTACAATGCCTCTTCCTTCAGATATTTGACTTGAATGATCACTTGCCATTTTACCGGCATCAGATCCTGTAAAGTTTGGTGTCGGATTATCTTCTCGTTGATCAGTTACTAGAATGAATGCGCTATTTCTAAGATTACCAAGGTCAATTGGTGTTCCTTTAACAGAATCGTATTTTACTACCAGAGCAGCTTCGGTCAAACCTTCCTTGGTATGGAGTTCGATATCTGAAATGGCTTTGTTCAGATTCTTCAAAACCAGCGATAATCCTTTCAGTTCGCTCATACCAAAAATGCTTTCCGTAAAAATTGATCCGCTTTGATTATCGGGATCTTCTCAAAACCTTCGATGGTCAGTGCATCTTCTGTTTCTGGAGTTCCGCTACTATCGACATCCGCCAATAACATCAAAGCCATTCTACCTTTCATATCAAAATCGGTTTCAGAAAGAACTACAACCCTGGAAAGGATTTCTTCAACTCCATTTCCAGCACCTTGAGAAGTCAAAAACTTCTCTTGCTTTACAGTCCAGCGAACATCTACCTCAACCGGCTCGCCATAAGTATATCCACCATACCCATCCGGAGTTGGTGCTCCCCAGTAAACAGCTTTCTGATTGAAGAACTTTCCGAGGTTCATCAGTGATACCCAATCGTATTTAGAGAGGCAGATTTGCTATACCCGTTTTTGGCTATCTTTCCGAGAGTCCCGGAAGTATCCAAAAGGATTGCCATCTGGCCATAACTAGTGCCATTCAGGCCCATCCCCCACTGTCCCTGATAAGATTCGGAAAGGACATCAACGCCAACTGATTTCACTCTCTGATCCTGCACGCTCAATGCATGGGCAGCAAGATATCTCTCAATCTCCTTCAAGGTTTCATCAGTCAACCCAGCCGTTTCCAGCCAGGAAGTTACCATCATATTTGCTGTATTGATAAAAACATTAATATCGGTCAAAGTGGTATCGATAATGGCAAAGACTTCGATATCAGTTACGCGAGCCATTACTTGCCCTCCTCATTGAACCATTTTGGCTCGATAAATGCCTTGACCATCGGTTCATTAAACACCAACCCAACGCTCTCTATCAGCTGCCTGGCGTAATCCCAATCTCCAGCACAAAGACGAGACGGCCAGAAGCCGAAAATATCAAGCTTGGCAGTATGCATTTCTGCGAATCTTTTCTCGTGCTGATCTATCCAAGACTGCCAGCCGGCTTCATCCCGGTATGCTCGCATGAATCGCGTTAATTGGCAACTCCTAATAATATCTTTGTGGTTCCGGTGAATGATGATCCACTTCGCTTTTGGAAAGGCTTTATGCCACATGTACCACATTCCAGCAGCCTTGGTGCATTTACAAAACCATTCACCACTTTTATACCCCTGAGACATCATAAGCCGTTGAACGATATCTCTCCAGTGATCAGCTTCCGGCTGGGAAACTTCAAAGACCTGGCGATTGTTCGGGAGTGGCTTCTGGCCCATTGGATCAGCGCCAATCTTCTTCAGATATGGTTTTACAATATCGTTTCGGAGTTTGCAGTTCTCGAACATCCCCTTCTGGGCATCAATACTAGGGCCATACATCTCCCCACCAAAAGCCCCACAGATATTAAGCATGCCTGCCGTCATAGACGTTCCAGAACGGGCGCAACCAACTACTAAAATCGGATCTTTCATGCATGCTCCTTTACGATTTCTTGCCAAAGGGTTGGAACTTCAAACGGCCTGGGTTTGCCATGGAAAACAAGAACTTTACAGTTCGAGGATATCCCACCAGAACAGTGCCGCTTGTATGAATAGATGCTCTCCGGGAAAGCGTCTTGTAATATTTTCGGAATAACTCTTTTCTCTCTCAGTTTGGCGTTCGTATAATCCTCTTCCCCACGAAGCTGCTTGGAAAATTTCTCATAATCGAATTGTTCATACAGCCAGGACCAATCCCCATTCCAGGCCATAATCCCTGAGATAGTTCTAACTGGTGGCCGGAAAGAACGAATCATCCAAAAGTCTTTTTCGGTGGAGTCAGTAGCCACCTTGAACAGGTCGTCAATATTCCCTCTGATCATCGTGTCAATCCCAGTCACAACTGTCGGGCCGACATTCCGGAATACCTCAGGTACAGACCACCAACCAGGCCAGTTATTGATCAAGGGAATAGAGACAACGCCATCAATCTTTTCCTTGGAATCTGTAAAACAAATGAAGTCATAAGGAATCGTCGTATTTGCTCGTACCTGCGCTGCAAGGAGTCGGACGTGCTCTTCTATATAATCTCCCCCAAGCTTCAGTACACAGGCAAATACCGGCATTGTTGACCTCATTCCACTAACCTCCACAGATTCGTCCGCCATGGCTTAGGATCTCCATGAAAAATGATGATTCCTGGATCTTTTACAAGGCCTTTTCGGACATGGCGCTTATAACTACAAATCCCTTCGAAGTATTCCTGAATTGCCGTAATATCAATGCCTTTAATCAGCAGAGCGTCTATCTGGTAATTTTCATCACCACGATGGAGTTTTGATTCCTTCTCAAAGTCAAACTCGTCATACAACCAAGACCAATCACCATTCCAAGCCTGCATTCCATTTATAAACTCACCGGGATGAAAGAACGAATCCAACAAAAAGAAATCCTCTTCCGGAATATGGCAGACCATCTTTAGGAGGTCATCGATGTTCTTCAGGACCAACGTGTCCAAGCCAATGGCAATTGTCGGCCCCTGGTGTTTCCAAAGCTCGACACAAGACCACCATCCGGGATAATTCTTTTCAAGTTCGACGGTCTCTATTTCCAGGAGTTCATCAACCTGATCTGTATAGCAAACAAAACGATAAGGAATCGTCGCATTGCGTTCAATCTGTCTTGCGAGTGCTCTTACATGGCCTGGGTAATAATCACCGCCAGAGCGAAGGCAAACGACTATTGAGGGGATCTGATCAATCATAGCCATTCACTCTCCGGCACTGTTCCAATCTTGACCGCCCTGCTCTTTCCATGAGGTGTTCCCCAAATTTCACCAGCCGGGATATCTTTCGTAACAAAAGCATTGGCATGAACAAAAGCATTTTCCCCGATATTGACACCAGGGGCAAGCACAGCACCAGCTCCAATCCGAGCGCCATTTCCAATAACAGCCCGCTCGATCTTTGGAACTGCCCGACCCTGATTTGCAATATTCTTCTCATTGGTCATTACTACTCCCGGACCAAAGAAAACATTATCCCCAATGATTGCTTCTGCTGTAATGTGGCATTGAGACTGAATCGTCGTATTGTTGCCGATCTTGGTATCTCTTTCAATCACTACATTATGGCCGACAATCGAGTTCTCACCAATCTCCACGTTGTCTCTCAGGACAACAAAATGGAAGACTTTAGTAGTCAGAGCTAACTTGACCCCTCGATCAATTACAACGTATGGGCTAATAAATCCTGACATATGGCCTCTAATGGTTTTCGTTCAAATGTTTCAAGAGCGCCGCCAATTGTTGCGTTTATAATTTTCAATCCTACCTGATTTGCATCCCTGGCTATTGCTGGCCAGTACTTCATAAACTTTGGGTATGGGTCATGAAGTCTTCCCGCTTTTTTGTCGAACCTGACTTCATAGTCGTTGTGCCAATGAGACTGCGTATCCTTTGGATCATCCGGGTTCTGCATATCGAAGCCGAGTAGGACGACAGTTTTTGCTCCAAGCCAGTAGGCAAAATTGATCGCCGAAGCACCGGAGTTGCCATTCCAGGCAATGCCATTTCTTCTTTTGACCTCAATTCCAGATGGTTTGCTTCTACCAACATATTTCACCCTGGCTTTTCTTTGTTCTGGAAGGGTGGCTGCACAAGTAGCAATCAACCCACCATATTTACTTATTGCCGGCAAGTTCTCTTCGTACCATCCCTTATCCCCGAACCAGCAGGCGTCAATCCAAGGGCCGAGTTTGTATGCCTGATTCACTCCAACCACTCGGTGATTATGGATGAGTGATAAATCCTGTTTTAAAAGACTGACTCCACCACCGATAATGAAGACAGTTGACCCTGGCCATAATGCCGGGATTTCCCAGAAATCAGCCACGGGCGATCAGGATTGCTTCACGCAGTTGATCTTCGGTTTCATACTCTTCGAGGATCTCAATTTCTTCCTCTTCCATAATACCGATCAGAGCATCCCAGTCGAGTTCACTGAGTTCTTTTTTGATTTCTCGCATCTCACCAATAATCTTTTCAGCCTCAGCCTTTTTCATTGGCTTGTCATTCAAAGGCTTGCCGGGATTGTCATGATTGATAATGTTGTACATCCACCTGGATACTTTAACCAAAGCCAGACCGCTGGATGTATCGGTTAAATCTGCCTCTTTTGCTATCGGCAAACTGGTCCTTTTGGTTACCGGAGTCAAAGAATCATAATCCTCGACAAAAGAACCAAGAGCAGATTCCTCAACTTCAACTACATCGCCTGGCACTACCGAATACCTCTTTCCATCAAACTTGAAGCAGTGCCGGCCTGTTTTCGCTTTCTTTCTGTATTTTAAAAGGTCCATAAGATCCTCCTTGCTGGTTATTTGGATGAAATAGAATGGTGGATTGCGCCCACCATTCTAATATCATTTTGCCTTCTTTGTGGGCGCGGATTAAGCCTTCAGGATCGTTACACCACAATTGCCATTCTGATCAGCCCGAATCTGCGGCACCATGATCGTCATGACCTTGTAATTCGTAGTCATCCCACCACCCTCAGTCCACTCAACAGTGGTAAGGGGCAGACCTTCGACCATCCGAACAACATCCGAAGTCATCTGGACCAGGATAACGTTATCAGCGGTCAGTTTATCAACGACTTTGACCTCGGTAATGCCGGCGATTTCCAGGATGCGCTGACGAATGGTCTTGTCGGATTCAGCCTTGTAATCATCGTCGAGAACAGTCTCATACGAAGTCGGCACATATAGAACCCAGGGACCGTAGAAATGGGAATCGATGGAAGCCTGTTTCATTTCCCGAACGTCATCAAGAATCTGCTCACCAGTCTTGCCGGAGGCGTCCCAATTTGCCGTCAAGGTGACATCATTGGCCTGGGGGTGGTCTAAGTAGCCATAAATCGTTCCGCCACCGTAAGCATAGGAAGAAACACCAGCAAACAGCATCTCCTCGATCTTCTCTGCAACAACCCGAGCGGCCATGGTGGCCGTGGTGGTATCCAGAGGAGTGCTGCCGTTCCGGGAGGCGGTCAGGGTCCGGATATTATACTGAAAATCTTTATGAACGATGGGCAGTGGCAAATACTTCAAGGTTGTTTCGGGCCGGTCGCGCTTGCTCGGAGTAACCGCATCCATGGTCAGTTCGGCGGAAACAACCTT